GGTCTGCTTCCAGGGATACTCGACATACATCTCCTGAGAGATGAAGTCACAGATCTGGGGACTGAACTTGGAAATGGGGATACCCTTGATGTAACTGGAGAGTACCCCGACCAGATCATTCCAGGAGTATGTGTATGCCACTTAGGCTACCTGCGCCTCTTGCTGATTCCGTCTCGCCCACTCGACTACCCGCTCAATATCCTGCATCGACCACTGATCCATGTCGATCGGGTTCCCGATCTGCTCAGTGGTAGCCAGAATCTTGGGACTCTTCAGGCCATATACCCGGTCCCAGGTACTCCCGCATTGAGTACAGCGAGGAAGATAATAGGGCTTCTCCCCGGCAGGAGTGTGGATCTGGGCTCGCCACTGGTGAGTGAATACATGAGTTCCCTTGTGAGTGGTGCCATGAGGGCAATACTTGGCGGCATTCTCCCGGCCCTTCTCTTCGGCCATAGCCAACTTGACAGCGGCAGCCGCCCGCTCCTTCAGCCGGGCATGCTCCTTGTCGAGCTTTTCTTGCTCCTCGGGGCTCGGCTTCTTCAGTTCCTGAATCGCTATCAGGAGATTCTTCTGGTTCTCGACAGACTGATGGTTGAGGAGTTCTAGAACCTGATCGAGAGTGAATCCCTGCTGCACTGGTTTCTCTTCCATGACAACCTCCTTCAATTTACCCGGCGGTCTTCCTCTGCGGGGCCGGTCAACTGCTCCAGTGTTGTCTTGAGCATTGCTGCCAGCATCCGGGGATCGTTCGTCTCCGAGCATAATACCTCCACTGAGCTTCCGAGTCGTTCAGATTCTTCCTTCTTTTGGTCGAGCATGATCAGCAGGACCATGTAACCGTCACGCTTGAGTTCGTCTATGGCTGCATCTAAAGTCCGCTTGGTATGCTTTCCCATCATGGCCGTATCCTCTTAAGACCTCCAGATATCTCCCGCTGCTGGCTGCCATCCGGGAAGAAGCTCATTAATTGCCTGCTTGACTCCCGGCCAGCTGGCATCATGGCCACAGAGCAAACCTCCCGGAGCCAGCCGCTCCTTCCAGGCCATGATATCCCGCTTTACATCGGGATACTCATGGCTGCCGTCAATAAATACCATGTCTGGCTTCTCTTCGTCCTTACCTCTTAGCCACTCGATTGGGATAGCGGTGTAGTCGGAATGATCCGCCTTGATCCATTTCACGTTGGGCAGGAGGCTAACATTCTGCTTGAACTGAGGGAAGGTATCACTCAGGATTGGGACATTGTTGCTGTTATTGAACTTGGTATCCCTCACTCCCCGGAAGTCATCGATCGCCCAGACCTCTCCGGGAGTGCTTCGTCCAAGAACCACTGTCGATCGCCCCAGATAGCTTCCCAGTTCCACGATCCGTTTCCTTCTGGAAGCCTGATCAGAGAGCCAAGCCAGTTCGTCGACCGTCATCCAGCCAGGAGGAATATCCTTCAGCAACTCCTCTTTGCCGGCCGGGATCATTGGGTAGGAATCAGCAGGTAGCTGATAGCCCTTGCCAGAATCGTAGTCCCAGTGGATCGGGAGAACGTGAGCATCAGCCAGAGCCCTGAAGCCAGCCAGCTTCATCTTGGCGAAGAAGAAGGCATCATCGGTGCAGCACAGGGTCGGAGTGTCGACATCCCGGAACCAGGGCTTGGAAATCTTCTTAAACACTTCCGTTTTCCACAAGGAGCAGCCAAGGCCCAAAAGCTCACAGGGGAATATTGAATTCTTCTTCCAGCGCCAGAACACGCCCAGGGAAATATCCTTGAAGACTACCGGCTCGCAGGGACTCTGCTTAGTCACATAGATCCCTCCGGCTACCATCACATCGTCATCGCTTGAGGCCAGAGTCTGCATCAGATGGCGGCAGGTGCCAAAGGGAAGCTCTACATCGTCGTCAATGAACATGATGTAGGGAACGTCGTTGTCGATCGCAGACTGGACGATATACTCAGCAGCGACGTCGCGGGGCAGGCCCTGGCTCCCAGTCTTGGGATTTGAGCAATGGACCGGAGCATAAGCCACGTTGACCCCCATGCCGAAGTTCTGGGTGGCCAAGCCAATGGCCCACTCCGGGGTGACCAGACGGGAGAAGCGGATTCCGACTACGACTCCGACCTTGGGAATCAGTTGGCCATTGACATCAATCATGTCGTAAACCTCGCCCAGTTCTCGGAATCCCGAGACGGTGGTCCAAACATAGCATGCGCTCCACTCTCGGTGACAATGTTTTTGCGGATCAGGCGCATGAGCACCCGCCGCCAGCCAGGAATGATCCCCTTGGGCTTTCCGGAATCATCCTTGACCCTCAGAGAGAATTCGGGATTCAGCTCCGCCTGCATGCCGCATAGAAATTCTTTGGCCTGTCCGCCCTTGAAGTCATTCTTTAGCAGGTAGACACCAAGTTGATCAGGAGCGGCATTCGATCGCTCGAACCAGAGATTAGAGTTTAGTTTCTTGAGTCTTGCGCAGACTTGCCAGCCCTGAAGGGCGATCCCAACCACCTTTCCCCAATCGGAGACGTCATCAATGTCACCGTCAGGAGCAAGCGCCTTCTCCTCATTCTGGCGGTACTCGTTCTGGCAGGCTTTCTGGTACAGGTAGGAGAGTTGAGCCTCAGTCACCTCCCGGCGCTTGTCAGAAGAAAGGGACGGCAACCCTGCGGTTACCCGCTGATTGTCGTCCCTCCAGTGTTCACGGATAGCCATTTTGCCTACGGCAAAGCCGCTCTGGCTACTCTACCACATTCCCCTTTGCCTGCCAGCAGGCAACATACAGATTCGAGATGGGAGCGGTTCCGCTAATGGTCATGCCGAACTTCATGAATTGAGGATCGACAATGGCCCCCAAGCTGAGCACGCCGCCAGAACCGGCTATCAGCGTACCTTCACCCGTGGTCAGGGTGCCGGTCGGTCCTGCCGCTGCGCCAATCCCGGCATGGACATTCAGTACGAAACAGCCGGTTGTGGTGGTTACCTGGGCGAATCGCCAGGGAACGTTGACATAGGTTGTTCCCTTGTCCACAGAGGTCTGGAAGACCGTGTCCATGGTCGTCTGTCCGGCTGTCGTCACGTTCAGGTAGAACGTGTAAGCATCGCAGAACGGAAGGGCGAAGGCAGGGGAACTGCCAGTGGCTTGTGCCGCAGCAATCGAGAACAGGTTTTTGAAATATGCTGGTTGTGCGATTGAGACTGCCATTACATCACCTCCAGAGTGAACTGAGAGAGCGTGGCGATGTTTCCGGCATTGGTGGAGCCGAAGTGAGCACCGAGAACAAATCCAGCCCCAGGAAGCGAGAGATCAACCGCTGTCAGTGTCGTGACCACAGTGGGTCCGGCAATGACCGGTGTCGGGCCGGAAGTTGAGACGAAGTATCCGCCCATCTTCAGGGAGGTGTAGTCCCAGACCAAAGTCGTTTCGAGCATCCAGTTTCCGCTGGCAGTGGCATAAGCTGCGGAAGTGAAGGTCGATGCGGTTGCCGTGACACCGGTCCCGTTGTAGGTGATGGCCGTCTTGGCCGCTGCCGAGTAGTAGAGGGTAACAAGCAGGGTTGAACTGGTCCCGGTTGTGACCTTGCCGCTGGCCCGGACGTAGATGGAAGAACCATCGAGTAGTGATACTCCCGGCCCTTCTCCTCCCTGATACGCCGACACGAACGCTGCAAACGCCGAATTGTCGAACTGAAGGAAAATGTTGTCGTTCGTGAGCGCGTTGACGATGGTTGCCGCTCTTTTGGCTACATATGCGGAACTGCCTCTTGCCATTTTAGAGCCTCCTTAGCCCTTGGAGTTCACCACTTAAGACTGCCGTGACCCCAGTTAGTAGTACTTGGTTTGTGGCAGACTGCCTTTGTTCAAAGCATCCCGCCTCACCCAGTCCGGATCTGACAGATTCCTTGCTCCCGGATCAGGGTAGACCGGTCCCGGAGGAGACGATACTGGATCAGCTTCTCCCCATCCTTTCGTGCCGCCATCTCCGCTATTTGTTTTGCGACTCATACGAGCGAGGCATCGGCCGTGACTATCTTGAAACGCAGATTGACCGTGTCCAGAGTCTTGGCTGCGAACACGAACCGGTAGCTAACATAGAAGGCAATCTCGCCAACCGGATCAGCGGGGCTCGGGCCGCCCTTGACCATGGCCAGAGTGAAGCGCTGCTTGCGAGGGTCAACTACCTGCTCCGGGCCCCGGCCGGTCAGGTTGACGATTCCGAGACCGCCCGAGCCCATGATGTAGGTCGAGTAGAGGACATTCGGAACGGTACCGCTGGTACCAACATTGGTACTGGTCAGCAGCCGGCACATGCCGATTTCCCCGACTTCTCCCTGGAGCACCTGGCGGCCAGCCATGTACTTGAGAGCGTCGATGAAGCCGCCGGCAGTGTTGTCGGAGATCAGGTCATAGACCACGTATGGGTGAATGACTGAGAAGAAATAGTTGTCGAATCTGGGCCTTACGTTGATGCCGAGCAAGAGGGCCACGTTGGCCTTGAAGTCGGCAGCAGAGAGATAGGCTCCAAGAGTGGCCACCTTGGCGCTGGTGTTGGAATCGATCTCGGTACGGATGATGGTATCGACTGTGCCCGCTGCCCGGTAAGAGAGATCATCGGCCATGCGGTCATTGGTCGGGTTGATGTCGGTTTCAGTCAGGAGAGCGGAAGCGCTCATGAAGTCTGAATACTGCTCGACAGTTGCTGAAACCGTGGTGGTAGCCTGGGGAACCGGGGCTCCGATCACGCCTTCTGCCGCCGGCACAGTGTTGAACCCGGGCAGGGTGTACCGATTCATCTGGATCGTGCGGCCAGCGCCTTGTGGGATGTCATGAGGCTCGCAGACCTGATAGAAGCGGAACATTGCTTCCAGCCGTTCGAGAGAGCGCCTCTCGTAGTAGACCGTTGCCAGGTGAGTGAACCCCGGCGATTGGGTCGTCATCCCGGCGGGAGCATAATCCCACAGAGCGAACAGACTCAGTAGGCTTTCGCCTAGCTTAGACCAGGAGAGGCCAGTGAAAAGCAATTGAAAGAGTGTAAGCACACCACACCTCCGAGAAGTTTTATCTTGGGGTGCTCGACGTGGAACTCACGATCAGGCGACCGCTATTCGGTTGCCACGCTGGAACTCAGGTGGGATGCTCGCGGGAATGCCGCTTGGTGCAGTTTTACCACAGTTCTGTGGCTTGTCAAGTCACAATTGCAGAGGGGCTTGATGGAGCAGCCGGGGCACCGGGCCATGTGGCTACTACTTCTGTGCCGTAAGCGCTTTCCCCGTCTATAGTTACAGCCGTGACCCGGTAAAAATAATTTTGGCCATTGACCAGGTTACCGGGGCCATCCTGATATGTGGTCACGATATTGCCAGAGGAGGTACTGTTTCCGGGATTGGGATTGGACTGGCCGACAAGCAGATACGGTCCACCAGTGATAGTGCCCCGGTAGATCCTGTAGAAGAGGGCATTCTGGACTGTAGCCCAGCTGAGATTAACCTGCATGTCAGACCTTTGAAGCCTTGGCCAAGTAGTTTGGTAAGCCCATTGTTTTGATCAGGTTAAGCTGTGCCTCTAGATCGGCAACGTGCTGCTCGTTGTCTTTCACCACATGCTCCACGAGTCGCCTCAGAGAATCTTCTCCCGCGTGCCGCGCTGCGATGATAAATGTATTCAGATCGGCAACTAGTTTCTTCTCATTGGCAAGGTCGTTTACCAACTGCGCTGGCACATCAGTCCCAATACTTATCGGCCCTCGCTCCATCTTCGGAGTGATCTCCCTTTGAGCCATATAGTGCAGCGTTGATTTCTGGTGATCCCGCACGTCGTCAATGCGCTTCTTAGTCTGCTTCGAGAGCCGCTTATAGCCCCACGCCCTTTGCTGAACATGGTGCGCTTGCATCTGGGCAATATGGCCTGATTGATCGGCTACCATCTTGTGAAGGCCAGCTTCGGAACCACTATCAATTTTCATTGAGACTCTCCCTAAAGTATCTCTCTATACCAGTCTCTCCGGGAAATCCAGATGACTTTTCAGAGAATCTTCGCTTGTTCCAAAGGTCGCATAAATGCTTATGTGGAGACTCGTCGCATAAACATTCATATTGAAAACTGGGGCATTCCTCCATAGCATGACGCTCTATCCCGGTCATCGCTTGAACTCCAGTTGTGCCTTGATAGCCTGAGCCCGGAGTTGATCCATAGGCATCGAGTAGGGATCAGTGCCGCCAGAGCCAACTTCCGGATTGTTACTGCGGAGCATCGGAGGGGCGCTGGGCCTGCTGGCCTGCTGCATATTGTTGGCCCATGCCGAGTTTACGGCTTCGGTTGAGAGGGGCTCGTAGCCCTGCTTGGGATCTCTCCGGTGACGGTCGAGAGCTTCCAGATGAGCAAAGTGGAGATTGTCGGCTGTCATGTCCTTCCAGCCTTTCTCGTCAAAGATCTTTCCGATCATGTCGTTGGCTTCAGGCGTGCCCGGGTATTCCGGGTGCTGAGTGAAGAATTGCTGGAGGGCGGTCTGCTTGGAGACCTCTTCAGTGGAAGACTTGACCCGGCCAAGATCAGCCTTGTATTCCTCTCCTGAGTTGTATCCTAGAGCCTTGGCGGTCTGGTTGAGCAGCCAGTCTTGGGTGGCTTTCTCATTGGGGTCAACTGGAGTTTGCTGTGTGGTTGATTGCGGCGGTGGGACCGCTTCTGCCTTCTGCTTCCACTCTTGCCCCCAGCGCTTGGTAGAAACGTGGGCCTCAGCCATCTTCTGGGTTACTTCAAGAGGATCTCCGGAAAAACGCTCTCCGGTCTCTAATTCAATATTCAAGTTTCCATCAGGCAATTTCTCGATCTTGTTCGGCATATTCCTCCCGAGGAACACTCGGTTGCTGCTTTGATTCCTCGATAAGTAGTTTACGTTCAAACTCGCATTCGTCAATATATTTCTCGACTCCCCTGAGCATGGATACACGCTGCTGCCAGCGCATCTGAAGGGATGCTTTGATGGCATCGGTAGCATATACGGCACCGATCATGTCCTCTTGGGCCTCTTCGACAAAGGCTTTCATCTGCGAGAGGATACGATGCCAGCCGGAGGTGTTTACCGTTATGCAAACTTCCCGGACCTCGCTTAAATGATCCAACTCTTGCTGAGTCAGAGGACCGTTCATTGACCGCCCCCGGCTGCCGGTGCTGGCGGCTGATCGCTTGGCAGCGTCAGCCCTGCATCGGCATACTCATTCAAGAGCTTGTGGGCCACATCCGGAGTCATCAGCCTGTTGATCAATTCCCTGATCAGGGTGGTCTCATCCTTCTCAGAGGCCACTTCCTTGTGACTGTCGAGACGGGCCTGCTGCTCCTGCATCTTCTGCTGGAAGGGCATCATCCTCATGGCCATCGCCTGCTGCTGATCCTGTGGGCTCATCTGGGTCCAGAGAGCCATTGGTGCCAGGCCAAAGGTATCGTTGATCAGGCGCTGGATCTGGGTAAATTCAATCTTCATGCCCTGCTGGAAGGCGATCTGGTCGAGTTCAGGATTCAGGATGCTTTGCAGGAGAAGGCCGATGCCGCCCTGGGCCAGAGCTGCCTTGATCTTCAGCTTGGAAGAAGCGTTCATCCGGAAGCGCACGCTGGCATTCATCACGTCTACCGGGTCGATCTGGATGAACTGTCCTTCCGGACCCAGAACCTGCTGCATCTCATCCATGGGCAGAAAGATCTGGTTGAGCGCATGCAAGATATTTAAGGCCGGGACGAGGAACTGGTCTTCGGCATTTTCAACGTGGTACTGGATTCTCTGGCCGCTCGCATTGGCCTGAGTGGATACTCCGGTAGCAGATCGGTTGGCAGAGTTCCCGCCACTGGATGGAGAGCCCAGAACGGCAAGATCGGTCACCCCGGTCTTCTTCTGAACCCGGCGCTCAAGGGCATCTACCTCGATATAAGCATCGTTTGTAACTGGCTTGGAGTCCATCCACTTGATGTCGTCCTGCGGGGACTCAACCTTCCAGACGACACCGGGACGGAGGCGCTGTTGACTGGCGCTAAAGGCCCGTCCCTCTTTCATGATCAGGGGCCGGTGGATCATCAGGTTCAACTCATCGATCCGGGCATTGATAATGGCTTCGGCCAGCTTCTGATCGCCTTCTACCAGGTCGCAGATGGACAGTCCGGCAAAACGGCCCGGTACATCAACGTAGAAGGCGTTCAGAAACGGCAGCATGCCGAATTGGTTGAACTCGTTGTAGGCTACCCACTGCCGGCCAAGAATCCAGACATGATGGCCGGGTTGCCAGTATCGGATCACTTCTACTCTGGCTAGGGCTGGGTCCATGGAGTAATCGAGAGTGGGCTGGTAGGTCATGCCTCTGAAGGCTTCCTGGTTCATCTTCGAGGTGTCGCCCTGGCTCATGGTTTTGATCTGGGCCAGTTTCAGGAGGGCGTCGGCTCTGGGAATGTTGAAGCCATCAGTGCCCTGATACTGAAGAAGCTGGTTGACAGTCAATAGATGCCGGGTGGCACAGAAAGAGCCATCGTTGATATTGTGGGAATTGCAGTTGGGATCCCAGTAGAAGTCCCGGATGTCGATATTCCCTAGCTGGGGACGGACAATATGCTGGAGTTGCATGCTGCGCTGCACAACTGAGCGGAACTGCCCGGTGGGAATGTCAACCGGTTCCCCGGTCAGGGGATTTGCCACAGTTTGCCGGATGGGGACTTGCTGACGGGTGAAGTGGTTGCGGGTAATGTTCCGGTCCAGGACTCCAAATTCCACGATCCCGTTGCCGTAGATGTAAGACTGCTTGTAAGCTCTACGGGCAATCTCCCGGAGGGTAAGATATTTCCCTTGCTCTCCGAGATCCTGGAGCTGCCAGGAGATAAGGTCTCTGACGGCTTGGGCGGCCTGGACACTGGAACCGGGTTCAGGCTCGACATCGAAGGGTAAGCGGTTGTTGTCAGGAAACAACGACAGGATAACATTAGGTAAAAGAGCCTCAATTTGCTCCAGAGCGAGAAATATCCCGACCGAGCTGCGAGGGATTTTAGTACCTTCCCATGTCTTGCGCTGGGTCCACGCCAGGTAAAGCTGATCCGATACACGGAAGCGCCAGTCGTGATTGATGGTGCGGTAACCTTCTGCTTTCTTGAAGTCTCCCAGGGCAATGTTTTTGGCATAAGTGTCACTCCATTTCTCGGATGGCAGCTTGGGATTCTCGCGCTCCTCAGTAGTCAGGGACTCTTTGCTGGAATCGACGTTGCTCGGGGCATTGGTCGCCGGGGTGGCGGCCATGGAGAAGTTAGTTAGAGAACCTTGGGCGTCGTTAGCTGGCATTTACCATCCTGTCAACTGATCCACTGTACCACTCTCTTCTTCTTTCTTCCCCCAGATTCTGTCCATGAGATTCTGGAGATCGGGATTGAAGTTTGGAACACTCATGGAGCCGTCCGGGAGTTTCACCGCCCTCTGGCCGCCCAGCATGGTTGGCTTCTCCTGGGGCATCACGTCGGAGTTCACGCCTCCATCCCTGTTCTGCATGGCATCTGCGATGGTGTCGAGAATGTCATCGTGAGCATATTTGGGGAAGCGCATGATCTCGTTGATTATGGCCAGCTTGTGGGGCTGGTTGTCTGCGAATTTGATGCTCCCGTTTCGGAACCAGGGCTGGAGACCCTTGATGCGCTGCTGCTTGCTGGTGCGGTTATCTCTCCTGATCTCGACTATAGGGAGCCACTTTCCACGCTTTGCCATCTCTCGTTTAAGAAACGGTAGCAGCACTCTCGCGTGGGCCTCTTTCTCCACTTTGATGTCCACGATACGAGGGTGAATGGCCGTGAGTTTGAATAATAGGTCGATAACCTCAAAGGGGGTATATCGGCCCCGCAGAATGGACAAGATGAACAAGGTGCCATCATGCCCAAATCCATGCAGGTTGATAACCGAGTAGTCGTTGTCTGCCATCTTGTTGGTTGAGGGTTCCATCCCTGCAAGATCGACAGTTGCGTGGAGGTTGAGGTATGCATATAGCTCCTTGACTGCCTTAGGCGGCACCCAGACGATTTGATCCTGACTCTCGACCAGTCCTGCCTTATCCGGGATCGGGTTCATCAGATACTGGCTGCTGAGAACACCCCAGCCCTGAAGGGGGTCCTCCGCGATCGCCAGAAGGCCCTCAGGAGGAAGCCGGGAGGGCCATAGAACCTTGCAGTGCTTATAGACCGGGTGAGGCTTGGGGAGATCACAATCGGCCTTGCACTCTTCCTTGTTCAGTTCCCCTTCGAGAATGGCAGACTGCTTATAAACGAAGTAGGTCTTGATTTCCTTTTTCGCCTCTTCGTCAAGAACAGTGGCATAAGCATCGGAAAAGTCGTATGTGGTCCCAACCAGATACCACCATCCTCGCTGATAGCCAATTGCGCGGGTATCAGAATTCGGCGCAGTCTCAAGCAGAGGCCATAACATTCCGAGGTGCTGTTTGACGGTTTGAATCTGTTCCGGGGTTCTGACATTTTCCTTGTCCACTACATCGTCGTTGTCGATTACATCGTAGTGTTTCGATGCAACCACAGCTCCAACAGATACGGTCCCGACTGTCGGTTCCTTAGCGTTCGGACGACGACAGTTGGGGACCGTGAATTCGTCCTGGTTGCCAAAGTCTTTCGCTGTTTTCGCCGGCGGGCAGTATTCCGGGTAGAGCCAGCGGAACATGTCATTGAACTGAAAGTGCTGCTTGATCTCTTTGAGGAAGCCATGAACCTGGTCTCCGGTCCCCGAACTAAGCAGAATGCGGATGTTTGGGTAATTTAGAATCCACTGTACCATGTGGCCCATCATGATGGTGCTCTTGAGGTGGCCTCTGGGCATAAGGATCAGAGTGCGACGGGTGGCATGCTCTGATTCCAGATCCCAGAAGTTTGGGGCCAGAGGCTCGTATCCCTCGATCAGTTCTTTGAAAGTCCCGGGACTCAGGCCGTGGGGAACGAATCTCTGGTGGGTCCAGTCACGGCCACCCTTGAACTTCTGAAGAGAGGCGATCATTCCACCATGAACTGATTTGCAGACGTCCTTGTAACCGAGAACGTTGTTGCAGAGCCAGATGAGCTGGGTGCGACCCTTCTGCCGCAGAATGCGCCACTCTTCGAGGGTGAAGGTTTCAGTCATTGGCACAACCAGGCACCGTTGATGCGCTTTGCTTCAGCTCCGTTTCCGCTTCCTGCGCAGGTGCAGGCAGCCGCAGTCGTTATGTTCGTGCATGACCCCGGTGTAGTCACCGTGCAGTCCGAGCAGTACACGCGCCATCCATTCGCGGGAGAGCCAGGCAAGGTTGCGAATGTCACCGACTGCTGAGCGATAGGAACATTGAACGTTTTAAGCGTTGAGGTCAGCCGCTCCTTGAAGCTGGAATTGTCTTGCACGACGTTGATGTATTGCGAGATCGAGGTAGGCGCACGCTCAGATAAACCGTTCGCAGAATCCTGTCCGATAGCTATATCGGCGGCATCAGCCGCTGGCCGGCCGCTACCGTTAATTATGGTCTTGGTGAAGTTTGAATCTCCCAAGGTAAGGACATCGTTGATGTTGCTAAGGGTTGGACCGAAGTTGAATACACCCTTGGAGCCTGCTGTCGGAGAAGTGCCAGCAGTGTTCAGCTGGGTCAAGGTCATCGCGTTAGGCCCGAGAGAAGGATCGATTCCTAGGCACTGCGTCAGTACCGGGCTGGCTCTCTCGGCTGAAACGCTAGCGGCGCAATGCAACCCAATCATGGATACCTTGGCTGCTCCGTTAGAACTGACTTCGGCTGGAGGGTCTCCAGTCTCGTCGGTGAGAATGACTGTGCCGTTATTTACGAAGGGTGAAGGCCAGAACCAGAATAGTGGCGGGAATGCTGGCGACGGGACTGTACCGGAAGTGCCGCTCGCCTGAGTGTCAGTCCAACTGCACATGCCGTTCGATCCACAGACCGGGGCTGAAGAACCTGCTGAGCCAGTACCAAGAATGAACCCGCTGGTGGCAGTTCCCGTCACCGAGCCGAAGGGTGGAAGTGTGCCCGCACCAGAGGTGACCAGCATACTCCACGTGACTGTACCTACGCTGAAACTGGAGGCGTCCACACCTTCAATCGATGGCCAAACCACCGGCACGTTCACGCCGCTGCAATTCGCCGCTGAAGATGAACCCACATACAGCATGGGTCCAGCCTGAACTGAGCCATTCCACGGAATCACATAATAATTACGCTGGGCCTGAGCGCCGCCAGCAGAGCAGGCGAAGGTTGGGTAGACGGAACTGATGGGAAATGTCCCGAGGATTCGCGGGCGGATCGTTCCCTGCAACAGGTAGGACATAGACGCGCCGTATCCGTAAAGTGGGTTGTTGACGGCCGAAGACGCCTCTTGGTAAACGTCTTGGATTGTTGTCGGCTGCAATCCTCCGAAGTAGCGTATACCAAATGTTGCAAACGCTTGACACACACCGCCGTTCCACTTCATCCCGTTGCCACCGCCGTTGTAGCAATTATTCCCGCCGACCTCTGCGTCGGTGATGTTGTAGATTCCGGCATAGGTATGATCTGTGCGTTGAAACAGGGCAGCACTAATTGGGAAGGTTTGGTCAGTCACCGGGGAGCCTCGCGTGCTGAACCCGCGGATCATGAGGTGCTGGTCATTCTCGTTTCCGATGACGAAGGTGAAGGTTTGGCCGAAAGTCCAGAGTTGGGTCTGGAAGTCATAGACTTCGGTGTGATTTCCGTTCACCTCCAGTCCGACTTCATAGACTCGGCAGAATCCAAATGTATAGACGCCTGCGGAGAAGGTGCCCGCGCTATCAAGGGCAACCGTAAAGGTGTTGGCTGTTACTGCCTGTATTCGGGAAACAAACCGAAACATCCCGAGGCCGGTGCTATGGATCTCACAGAAAACCGTGTCGGCTCCGATCCCATTGGTAGGACCATTAAAGGTGTGATTGGCGGAGGTCGTAACTGTCACCACACCGCTTGCAGCGGAGATACTTGAAACGTTGCAGTAGGTATTCCCCGAACAACCAGTTACGACGATCCTAGGAGCCATGAACACATCGCGGATCGTTTGTCCGTTGACTTGGCCAGGGTGACCTTTCCAGTAACCTCCGAACATGCAGTAATCGCGGGTATAACAACTAACGATGCCGCCTTTTCCATCGAATGTAGAAGTAGGGGCTCGAAGATAATAGGTAGCCCTAATGGGATATTCGAGATTGGCTACCAGCTTTACATTAGGAACGGAGTTCGCATTTTCACCAGACCAGCCGTCATTGATGGCTTCCTGAATTCCGTTCGAGGCGGAGCTGACCGTGTAACCGTTGGGATGGGCGTTGACCGTGGACACGATCAATGTGCAGGGTGAAGTCGCGAGCGGGGCGCAGTTTCCTCCCAGCACCGGAACCGCCTCCGCCGTGCCGGTTCCCGAAATATAGATCGGGTAGTAGTAGCTGGCGATGGTCATGGAGCCGTTGGTCACCGTGGTCGAGGCGTTGATCGCGATGGTGACCTGGGTCGGGCTCTGCCAGCTGACGATATTCGAAACCAGGGTCGCGCCCGCTGGCCCTGCACCTGGAATCGAGACGGGCAAGCCCACGTAGTTGGTGAAGAAGTTGTTGCCGCTGTTGGTGACGATGGCCGTGCCCGAGTTGATCGTGACCGTACCGCCCGGGGGAAATGCACCAAAGGTAGTGTCAAGCCCTCTTGGGCAGGGGGATCCTGAAGTACAGGGCAAGGTCAGGGTAAGGTTGGTCCCGGCAGAGGTGAGGTTTCCCAGAGATCCGGCAACGTCGGTATAGCTCCAGTTCCAGTATGGTGTCACGTAGCGAATCGCCGCATCGTTGGCGATATCGGTTTCGTTGGTCACGTTGCTATGAGTAAAACTAGCATCTCCGCTGAAGGCGCTTCCAATATTCGTTTGGACCTGGGTAGTAGATCCTCCGGGAGTGCCGCCACCACCTCCACCCCCATTGACTATCTGAGCCATTGCTGTTGCGGAAAGAAAGATGGCGAGAAGATATTTCATTGACTTAATAGAACCAGCAGGTTGATCCGGCCTTGGCTGCAGCCGTCGCGGTCGTTCCTGCAGCCGTCATCGTGACCGCGAAAGTTCCGGCCGTGCCCGATGCAAGTAGGGTGCCGGATGTTTGTGCCTGTTCCAGCGTGGCCGCCGGTGAATAAGTTCCGCTCGTGAGTATGTTGACTGCACCGGAAGCTGACAGCGGAACAGCGGCTTGCGATCCGGTAAGTGTCGCGGTGGTCACGTCGATGGTTGCAGCCGCGTTTGTAGCACCCGTTGGCGTCTGGCTGGCATTTACTCCTACAGACATAGTGTTCGTTCCAGTGCCTACTGTGACTGTCCAGATCAGAGAGCATTGCCAGCCCCATGCTTTTGCTACTGCCGGGAGGCTCCATGAGCACACATTGGTCGCAGTATTGACTGGGAGAGTGATGTCGGCGGTCACCCGGCAAGCATTTCCTGCTCTGACAAAGCCAGCCTCATTACCCTGAGCACCGGTTCCAACGGCTAAGAGATTGGCTCCTGAGCGAGACAGGCCAAGATCAACTCCGGTCTGCACATTGTTATTTGCCGACCAGAGAACTCCGCCCCCAGACTGCAATTCCCAGAAAAGGGCACCGAAGGATGCCGCTTCAGTCGCGCTGTTGGTGCAGAGAACAATGTCGTTGTTGGCTCCGTCCCAGGATATGCCGCTATTGGTCTGGGCAGCGAACCCGTAAGAAGGGGTACCCGATGCGCAGGTTCCGCTGGGGGCTATCAGGCCGTGAGTGCCGGAGTAGGTAAGATTGACCCCGTTATCGACCAAGGTGGCATCAGGACCGACTGTGGTCGATCCAGCAGCTGCTGCATAGTTCGCCACTGCTCCGGCCGTCCCGTTGTTCGCGCTGACTGTGCCTGATCCGCCGCCACCGCCACCGTTCACGATCTGGGCTGCCGCCGAGCCCGAGAGAATCAATAACAACCAGAGTCGTTTCATATCAGCCGCCGATGGTATAGAAAACCTGCCCGGTAATGGCTACCGCTCCGGAGAGATTGATCACCCAGTTCGAGCCGGGAGAAGTCCATGACCAAGGCATGCCAGTGTACTGGAAAGTGAGAGAGCTGCCGTTTCCGGTCAGGATGTAAGCCCCGCTCTGGGCAGTACCGGCAGTACCATTTTTGAAGACAATATTTACCGCTCCGGCGGCGGTAAAGGAGATCTGCCACACAAAGATGGGTTGGCCGGTGACTCCGGTAATGATCGTGTTGTCCCCATTGGAGGAGGCATTGATGACGGCGACATTGGCTTTCTGGATCTGGCTCATACCTTGGTATCCCTCTTGGGAATCTTAAGTTCCAGCCGGGGCTCAGCATTGCCGGGCTCAGTTTCGTCCTGGGTGGCCAGCTCATCCCGGAGCCATGGATGAGAGCCCATAGTTGCCACTGGGAGATTGTAGCCATAGGCCTTCATCATGTCAGAGTGAGCGTAGACGCTGACAGTGGCCTGGCGAACCAGCTTCTTGGGGTCGCCCTCCTTGTCGGAAGAGAACTGCTTGGAGGGGACTGGGTCGGGGACCATGTTATCGCCCTGGAGGTAGTCACCCAGCATGCCCCGGCAATCGGACTGACCATATTCCCCGGAGACTGACTCCCGCTCGGTCTGGACATAAGACTGACCCGGGCCGGTGCAGGGAATGCGGTCAAACACCTTTTGAGGGTAGTAGAAGGGATTGTCGTCCGATTGAGTTCCGAGTGGCTCAGAGGGAGTGGCTCGGTCAAAGGTGTTGGGATACTGGCCGGAGGTGGGCTGAGGAGCGGTAGACTCGTTTCCCTGGCCGTAAGCCCCACCCTTGGGATTTTCTTCCTGCTCATGCTGCTTATAAGACTGGTCATTGCCAGAGCTGTTACTGAGTCTTACGTCGGAATATTCATTTCCTGTTGGCATGCTTCCTCCATAAACTTCTTCCGGTCGGAGTCAGGACCAGATACACGAACAGAAATGTTACCATTGGCCCAAACGCGACGAAAAGAAGTCCGAAATCATTTTTATCCATACTTCCTCCCGCTCGGGCGTGCTCTTTTGGCCAATGCGATCGCCCGGCCCAGATCCGCCGGGTTCTTGATTCCGGGACCAAAGCCCTTTTTCCGCTTAGCCAGTGTTTGGGAGACAGTCGACTGGCCGGATTGGGGGCTCGCAGGCCCAGTGGGCACCGTTTCGACCGGAGCGGAGGTCGGATCAGAGCTTGCGGGCTCCTGGAAACCGCCAGAGAGTGCGCCGCCGAGGGGTTGAGGGCTCATTTCTTCCCTCGGTAATGAGCAGGAATCCATCGCTGGTTATCAAACTGGCGCGGGGAGAAAACCTTTACCAGCATCTGGCGCGTAAGCTCCGCACACTGCTCTTCCATCTTGCGGATTACAGGGTCAGAATGAGGTTTTCTCAACTCTTCAAGAAAGAATGGTCCCCAAATAAACTCTCCGAGCATCATTTCTTCCCTTTCGCTAACGCCTCTGACACCCTTTTACCATTACTGTGCTGAACTTTATGTGCCACTCCAGCCACAATTGCGGTTTTTAGGTTGGGGGCTGCAATTCCGTGCATGTGCCGGTATGCCGTCCACTTGCGATATGCCTCTTTCGACTTGAAATGCTCCGTGGGCACGCACTCTCCTGCCGGAATCGTAGCACACAAGTCAAGAGGCCGATTGTTTTTCAATTTTATATCAGCTCTAGGGTTACCCGCCTGTTTCGACACCCGCCAGGGTGAGGCCCACGGGGGCACGCAGCAGGTACCGGACCTCCATTATTGGAAAACTTGTCACTATGAGCGCACAACACGCAGATAGACAGGAGTAATCAGGTAGTAAACATGTGGTGAGTGAGTGTTACTATGTGGTGACGGATTGACACGTGATGTAATCTTGTTTTGACGGCGCGTAACAGCCGTGAAATGTTACCTTTCTGGTATAATCTCAGTGGTTTGGCGTAGTATGGATCAGGAGATATCCTCAGTAATGCATTTCGACCAGAGACATCAGAAAGCAGCTGATGCAATTGCGGCCATGAATCCCGGTGATTCGCTCAAGAAAGCACTGACAGATGCAGGCTATTCAGAGAGTACAGCTGCTGGCGGTTGGGATGCTGTACCGAATCGAGTTGTCAAGCTATTGGCTAAGAAAGGTCTCAGGCTGAAGGAGCTCGGCAAGATCGATCCGGAAACGCAAGAGCAATTAGTTCGTGGACGGCTGGTCTATAACGTCATCAAGGGTAGCGATAAAGGTGTGCTTAGCGCTAAAGCCCTTGGCTCAGACAAGCGAATCAATATGTTCGCGCCAGATATTCAGGCCGGCATAATCGTAATCAGTGTGCCCAACACTGTCATTGAGAATAAAGCGAAACTCCTTGAAGATTCCGACCAGTAATCCACTGGAAACAAACCAAATATAATCCTTGACAACCTTATACGTATTACGTATAACGTAAGGCATGGTTACATACACAAAGGAAGTCACCTTTCACAAGTGCGAGAGATGCGGTCATGAGTGGCAGCAACGCATCGAGCGGCGTCCAGAGATTTGCCCGAATTGCAAGAGTCGGAGCTGGGATAAGAGCAAAGAGGAACAGGCGCGGAGTAAAATTCGCAGTCTG